CCTTCGGTACCCGCTGCAACCGAGAACGAAAGAACCCCTGGAGAGGCTTCGGTCACTGTCAATCCCGAAAGGTTGACTTTCATCTTTGCGCTATTGGCTAGGATGTCGATATATCCCTTCGTTGTGTCGTTGAGGGTGTCATACATCTGCGCTCCCGCTCCGCTTGCTTTAAACCGTGCGAGAAGCTCTTGAAGACCCCCGTTGACCATCCACTTCTGAACGCCTGAGTTGTACGATAGAACATCGCCTTGGTCGGGGCTGATGATGTCTACGTCTGTTAGTTCGTTTAATGTCTCCGCGCCGCCGCCTGTGTTCAAAGTAATTGCTCCATTACCATCATCGGTAAGAGTGCCATTAGTTACATTGATGGTACGCACATAAGAAACGTCGGTAGCGTCGTCGTCAGTTTTAACCCTTAGACGCTGTGACACACTTGGAACTAAACCTTGATCGTCGCTGGGGACATAAGTAGTGCTTGTTCCATCGTCGTTATACGTGTTGTACTGGCTGGTTGCAAAAATCGGATCGCCCGTAACAAAAGCAGCAACAGTTACCAATTTCGTACCGTCAACCTTAGCAAACGAAGCTAAATATTGACCTTCAGGTAGATTTGTAGCAGTATAACTAAATTTTGTAGCTCGGTCATTGGTTTTATCAGCGGTTAACCGCACCAAGAAAGTCTCCTCAGTCATTTGATACACCAAGGTCAAATCACAAGCTGTAATCTGTTCGCCTAGGTCAATGTAAAACTCCCTCTCTTCGAAATTAGCTAACTGTATCATCACTTAATAATATAAGATTTATTGCATAGCATAATTGAAGGCTGTGTGTCCACCAATGACAATGCCACAACCTAAAGCAGGTTTTTTAAAATGCTTACTGTACGCCATAGCATAAGAGGATGCATCAATTCCTGATCCAGTTTGCATGCCCCATATATTTTGTCTACCAGTCAAATGTACAACCTCCATCTCTGTATGTCGATGCCCCTGAACAATGCTTTGCATCTCGTTTTTTGCTCGTGTCTTAGCGGTAGATCCTTCACCATGAATATACAAAACATCATCGTATTCTATGCTCTCAACCCAATTCCAATTTGTCCCTAACACTTCATTAAAGCTCTTAATCCAAACGCTCGGAATCGCATTGCTAAATGCCCTACGAGCAACAATCCGATCATGGTTTCCAATCAAAACATCTGCGACTGGGAATGCTTCACGCCATTTTACAACACCCTCTATAGCCATTTCTAACTCTGTCTTTGGGCTATAACCATCAGGGTTTGATTCCCAGCGACTGCTGGCATGTGAGTCGATAATATCTCCAATAAATATGACTTGATTGCAAGCAAACTTTTTATAAGCCTCTACGCAGTGTGACCAATAGTTTGGATGAACAAATGGTTCGTGGATGTCCCCTATGACTAAAATTCTTCGTTCTTTTTCCCTAAGATGGTCTACTGCTGGCTTCAGTTTTGGGTTGAGTCTTGGGCGGTATGTCATACTACCTAAAATAAAAAAGGGGTAAACCGAAGCCTACCCCCTTTTCCTTTGTCATTTAATCTGTTAACTCAAAACGAGTGTAACACCAGAAGCTAAAGCGTCAGTCCCATTGAATGGGAAATCTGCTGCACCTACTGTAGGAGATGGCAAGAAATAAATCGGAAACAACTCACGACCACTAAAGTCAAGTTGGAATCCGTTCATATCGCCAAAGCTAGTACCTGTCGTCAAGTTACCACCTGAAACATCCAAGCCGTTTTCAGCACCTAGACAATAGACTTGATCGTTGTTGTCCAACACGAATGTGTTAAGACGGCTCTTAGCCAACGAAACAATTTTGTCTGCATCTGAACTCGCCAATTTATGGAACATCAAACTGAGCGTTTGCTCATAGAATACTGTTCCGTTATTAGTGTCGGCTTGTACATTAATGGTCATGCTTGACAACTCAGGCCGTAAGTCGTAGCGGTAAATGGTAAGGTTACCAGTTGCTGCTCCATCGTCATCTGGAAGCTCGTCAAGAACTCCAGCAGTAACGCTGGCTGCTACGCTCAAATCTTGAAAGCTGGCTGCGAAGTAAACGGCCTTCAAGCCGCCTACTACGTCAGTGCAATCAATAGACCGACCTGCTGCTAATGTACAGCTAATAGGCATTACAGAATGCTAGTTAATGCTCCAACTACAATCTCTGTCAAACGCCCAGCTTGTGTACCTAATCCAAACTGCATAGTCACTCGGATGTTGTCTGATCCGTCGTATTGATATACGGGAATGACAGCCGCCTGCGTGTAGTCAGTTCGCAAGTTAGAACCTACGTACAAGTTTGACTCTTGAGCCATAACAATACAGTTGTTAGGAATACCTCCTGAAACGTGAATTGGAATACCCATGAATGTCATCCCTGTGAATGACTGAGCTGCACCTTGGTTGTTAATACCTTGACCCGCGTTGGATGCCAATCCTACTCCAAGACCTGCCAATTGCTGGCAGTACAAAGCGTATGTCTTAGGCGAGCAATAGAAAGCAGTGTCAGGCTTAGTAATTACAGCAGGTGTTGTTTCTGCCATCTTAGTGTAGACCTTATTAAACTCCGCTGTCGCATTTGTATTGGTGATAGCAACAATTACTTGTTCTGTAGCACCCTGCAAACGCCCAGCAGCCCAACCAGCAGCATTAAATTCACCGTCGTTTGACAAGAAACCAACTGTTTTACCACCAATCCAAATATTGTTTTCTACTGATTCAGCAGTTTTAGCTGCGATTGTAGCAAAAACAAAATTACGGAATGAGTCGTTCGACCAATCCATTGATTGACGTGCGCCAGTCATGCCTTGCCATGTTGGTAAAATAGTACCTCGGCACAGTTCTTCGTTAACTTTCAAATCGGTCAGCGTCAATACTCGCTCATCGACAGTAACGCTGTTGCCGTCTTGGAAATCACAACCTGCTGATTGAATAACGTCGTTTGCAACACTCGCTCCTGATACTACGGCTTTGTTTTGGATTCCGTCTAACTGTGTGACCCAGTTGTTTGCTACTGTGTCTGCACCATGAATTGCTGGTGCTACATAAAAATCCGCTGCTTCACCTGCATACGTGCTTGGATCAGGGTCAAGAGCTGGATTTGCGAACGCACGATGGCGACGCTGATAACGTGAAATACTCATTTTAAATCATATCTTTAAAGTAACCAAATACCCTGCTTTTTGCCGTTCCCTCTGCTGAGATAGTAGGCTGTTCCGCTTTCGCTTGTGGGCGATTGCGTACTGGATTGGCCGCAGGTTGTTGACCAAGTTCTTGAAGCTGCTCACGCAACATTCGGTTTTGTCGTGACAATCGACGCATACGCATCTCTTCTCGTGACATTTCTGTTCGTCGTGCTGGACGACGCTCACTGCGCTCTTCTGACATCTTGCGACGTGAATAACCGCGACGCTTGCGACGTGCAAATTCTTCTCGTCGTGATCGAGACGCTTCTACTTTTGTTTCTTCAGTAACTGTTTCTTCTGAAGAACCTTGTGCTAGATTCATAGCCATTTCGTGTACTGCTTCTGCTTGTTCAGCCGATAACCCCATCTCGACTAAAATATTAATAAACTGCTCATGAGAATCTGGGGTAGATTCTTCTTGGACTTCTTCTACGGGAGTCTCCACCGTTTCTTCTTCAAACTTTCGTCTCATGTTATGATAATGCTAAAATATCTGTTGTTGCTCCTACTTTAAATCTAATATTGCTGAATGGCGTTGATTCACCTACACCTAACACGTAAGTTATATCTGTCTCACTAATCGCAGCCGCAGGAATTTGAAACTGCAAAGGATAACTGTACTCTACTAATTCTACTGTTTCCGTTAGTGTGATATATAACCAATCACCAACACGGTAGTTGGCTCCTAAAGCAGTAGAATCTACGATAGCCGCTGACGGTTGAAACAATGCTTCCGTGTCGGCTGCGAGTATCGTATAAGTAAAATCAGCCCCACCATTAACGTCTTCAAAAGTTAACACATCACCCGATTTGTAACCTGTTCCTTTGATAAGATTTGTGACTTCGACAGTTTGTGATACAGCAGTTCCTGTAACTTTCATAGTAATCTCAAGCCCTTCACCGTCTCCATCTGTCGTTGGTCGATACGTTTGAAAACCATCACCTATTGGAGGATTTACTCCGAACACAACCCCTGTAGCTGTGGGGAAAGCATCAACCAAATCACCCTGTACATCAGTTACTGTGACTTTAATTTTACCACCTGATCCACGGCCGCTTGTTGTCGTTGCATACGAAGCAATCGCCGCTGCTTTTTTCATCGTAGGCAATTCATTAATTGCACCAAAGACATCGACGTTTGATTTTAGTTTGCTAAACAAATCTGCTTGCGAAGGCTGTAAGGTTAAAGTAATTGCTGCTGTATCTGGGTTGTGCAGAATCATAGGCTCAGGCAAATCTTGAAAGCCCTGTGCCACTGTTAATTCGTCAAAAAATTTAAATGCCATAATTAGCGTCTCTTAAAAGTGTTGTAAAAAGTCTTTTGTCATAGTAGTCCATTTCTGCTGGAGCATACTCCTGAAATAAAGTTTCAGCCTCTGTGTAATCCCAGTTGGCTACAGCCGACTCGATGAGGTCTAAAGCAACCATGAACTTTCGATTAAGAACATAATCCATTCGAAACTCGTCAATCATATTGCGAAGCTCTGCGTCCTCGTCACCAATCCATATATCGTAGATTCTATCCCACATCAGTGATTCCACCAAATGCGACCAAAGTATTCGTCGTAGTCGTAACTGAGGTCACGAGCAAATGCTTTGTAGTCAAAGTAATCTTTCATTGTTTCTGCACCCAACTCACTTAAACTACCTAGTAAGTCGTAGACGTAGTATTCTCCGATTTCTGCATCGCTGCGTCGCTCAAATTCTTCAAGCGCATCCATAGCTTCCATTTCGCTATCGTAATTGTCTTCCCAGTCGTTCATAAACATAGCGTCTACATCGCCACCTACTCGCAGTGCGTAACCGAACTTGTCAAAACTGAAATATCGCTCGGCCATCTCGTCACTGACACCTATATCGTCCAGCAATTCATAAGAATAGTCCAAGAGGCTGTCAAACTCTCCTTGGTAGCTTTCTTCTAGATAGTCGACATCAACATCGCCCAAATCACTACGTACTTTCTCGATGTCGTAAATATCCAAACCGATTTGATCAGCAAACTTGGCTAACTCTTGGATGCCGTCCCAGTCCTTCTCCGAGATACCATCCATGTCAACTCCGTAAGCATTCAGACCGTCAGAATCTACAAACTCCCACTCTTCTACCTCTGGTGGGTAATCGGCTTTCTTTTCTTCCATTCCTTTCTGGAATGCGTCCCAAGAATTGTACGACCAAGGGTAAATGTAAAAGCCCTGACCACGGTAATTGTAGTCATACGGCTCCATAAAAATGTATATTTTCTCTAGCTTCATAGCTTCTTTAAATTGTAAAGTGATCCGTATTTCTTAACGACTATCTTGTGTAGCTCGCGCTTGTGCTTTTTAATGAGCTGCTTGCGGCTTAGCTCCTCCTTCTTTGCCTCTTCTTCTACCTTCTCTTCCGTAGCCTTTACTTCTCCGTTATACTCCGTCAGAACGCCTGAAAATACCTCAAGCTCTACACCTGCTTCTGTGGTGTACTTGCCGTTTTGGATTTCTACTGGCTGGCCTTCTTCGTCAATGGTCTTGACCTCAACGCCAGCAGCTAGTTCTTCCGCGTCAGTAACTAACATCTGACCGTCTTCTAGCTTTGCCTCTGCATATAGCTTGCGCTTGCCTGTCAAAAGATTCTTAATCTCGTTCAGGGTGTCCATAATTGGATTTGCTCGTTTGCTCATGTTTTCAATTTTGTCTACAAAATAACCTTCAATCGAGAAGCCTTGTACCTCTTGCTCCTTGACGAACTTCCACATCTCGTCGTTGGCAACGTGGACTCGAACCATCCAAGTGCCTTCAGGTACATTTAGTCCATAATGCTTTGATTTATCCATCTCTGGATTGGTCACAACCCATGACTCGACTACAGACACATTGTCGATTGCGTCCTGATGCTCAAAGGTGTGATCGTTGGTGCGGTTCTGCTTGAGGTACATTTCAGCGGCCTGCTTGACTGTATCCTTAGAAAAGTAAACGTCGTACTCTTCGTCTTTAAGCTCATCGTATCGTGGGATGTGCTTGTCAGGAATTAAAGCAGGGCCAATGAGCATTCGCTTTTCCTCATCCTCTACGCTGGCTAAAGAAACAAACTTGTCTTTCTTACCCTCCTTGGAAAAGAAGATAAAATTCTCCTCAATGGCTGGGTGCTTTACTAAACTGATAGCCTCAACCGCAACCTCAGACTCGTCACCAATAAGTAGTTCAATTAGTTTGCGCTCCATGTCTTTTTTTTATGCGTAAGGTTCTACGTACACTTCTGTCCCTTGTACTTCTGTCCATGCCCCCCAATCCCCTAAGACGTTTGCCCAATGTATAGCTGATTGTTTATCGCCACACTCGATAACAGCGTGTGGAGGATTTTTTGAATCGCCATCGTAAAACTCAATTAACTCTGTGCCAGAGTCTAGTTGTGATGGTCGAAAAATGTGCGCTTCAATTAGGCTTTCAAAATCTCCGTAATGTCTTTCCCAAGCTGCCATATCTCTGTTGTTTAGTATCCAATATTTTCTACCTCGTATCCCATGTCTACAAATGCCTCAATAGTCAATAAAAATTCTTCTTCTACTAACTTACTTTGCACTGTAGCATATCCCGAACCGTACAATGCGACATCTGTATAGTTTCCTTTTCTCTTATGCGTGATTTCTAACCCATCCATCAAATTGTTTGCTTCACCTCTAGACACATCAAACAAAGGCGTTGTTAGATAGCCTTCATAAATAGCATCATACACTTCGTCTTTCTTTATGTCATAGATACGGTAAGCAATCATATCTCTGTTGTTTAGTAGTCTATTCCTACTTGTACGCCATCTCGATTTTCCTCTAGAATAAGATCATAAATTGGTATGCCGACTTCATGCGCCATCCAATCTTGCAAATCATCTACATCATTTTGACCAAAAAAAATATCGCTAAAATCAACTTGAGCAAGAATCATATTTCCTTGGTCATACGTAATTGTATACGGTACACCAAACGCTTCTATTGCTTTAATAAATATTTCTCTCATATCTCTGTTGTTTAAAGTGGTGCGACAATCGCAGTTCCTGCATCCCACCATTCGACAAAGTAACCCATGTCTTCTAGTTCGTCTAAGAACGGCAAATAAACGCCTAAGTCGTAATCACTACTTGTAGCATAATAATCCAAGGCTCTGCGCCCATTGTATTTTGCACTAGGGTCTTCGCCTGAAACGCGAAAAGTTCCGTCACCATCTTCAATGACTCTTGGAAAAACTTCCTGTAAAAAACCAAATACTTCTTCGTACATATCTCTGTTGTTTAGATATAAAGGTCAGTGTACTTAACAATAATTTCTCCTCGTCCTATTGTCTTAATTTCTGTAATCCACTTAACAGGGAAAACTTCGTCAGCAATTTCTTCAATGATATCCTCGTGTTCAAATGATCCTCGCATATCCAAAGGGTCATCAGGTGAGAAGTTAATCATAGAATCTCTTTCGTCATGATAACCTAATCTGTAACCTTCAGACTCAACCAAGCTAATAAACTCGTCAACGTCTGCCATATATTGATTGTAATTGAATGCCATATCTCTGTTGTTTATACTTTGCTGTCGTCATATTGCTTTGCGTATTCGTACGCGTCCCACATAGGCTGGTTTGCGTCGTACGCTTTTTCTCCTACGTAGATTGCGCTGCTGATTCCGCTGATAAAAACGATTTGAATGTCGTTGCTCATCTCGTAACTGAATTCGTCCATGACAAATTCCTCAGCCTCCCAATCGGTTAGAATCGTTGCGCCCTCGTCGTAGTATTCCAATTCTGCTAATGGTGTGCTTCTCATATCTCTGTTGTTTAAACTTGTGTTGCGTCAAATCCGTTTGCGTGCATAACCTCTAGAATGTCTTGAGCTGCCATAATACTATCAGCCTCTACAACACATGCCATCATGCCTTTGCTTCTGTAGTGCAAAACATACACGTCAAGATCGTGCAGCTTCAATACATGCTCTACGTCGCGCCAGTGTTCGTGTACTAAAATATCCATTTCTTTATGTTTATAGCAAAATATACATAAATTTATACATATATACAAGCAAATAAGCTGCATTCACAAAACCCTCTACTTATAAATATACCTATCACTGTAGGTGTAACCTTTTTTCGAGCGCACCCTGTGACTGCATTTGACCCTGCAATTCACTCTGTACAATAAATGCCTGATTTGATTGAGGCAATGACAACTGACGGTCACCTACACCTTGAGGTACTAATGCCTTTGTCATACCGCCTCGACCACCGCCTCCTCCACGACCAACCGAACCTCCCCCTGCTCCTGCCTGATCAAGTATGCTTTTAACTTGCGCAAACGAACTAAGAGCTACACCAATCATTTGCGCAATAAACAACGGTGCTGTAAACGGTGCTGCTGCGCCCGTTTGTTCCGCTGCTTTTAACGCTGCAGTAATTGCACTTTGTACAGCTTGCGCTTGAGACAACAAGATACTTGTAATGGCAAATGCTTTTTGAGCATTAGAACCTTCAGCGGCCAACCTTTCTAATCCGCTACTAATATCTTCCGCAGCCCTAAATTGTGCTTGTCTTGCAGCACCTTGTAGCTGAATACCTGTTATTGTGTCTCTAGTTGCTTTTTCATTAGCTGCGACTTCAGCGTCACTAGCGTCTAGCATCATTTGTGTCCGCTCCTCCAAAAACGCTTCAAAGTCTTCTAGCTGCTGTTCGTAGCTGTCTCGTTTTTGTTGCTCTAGAGCTTGATCGTATTCAAATTGAGCCATAAGGTCAGAGCCGTCATCCTCCCATAATTCTGCCTCTTGTTCTCGTTCTAATTGACGTACAAATTCTTCTCCGTACTTAAGCCGTCTAGCCTCTAGCTCTCTCTGAATTCGAGCGGCTTCATTTTGTCGCTCAATTTCTAAAGTGCGCTCCGTTTCGATTGCGAGTTGCTCTAAAATAAGAGCGTTAAATTCTGATTTTAAAGTATTTATTTTTTCATCAATACCTGTTTGTGCCTCGTCTACCTTTTGCGAACGAAACTTACTATTTGCTAAAAAATCGTACCATTTAATAGCGTCTTGTGCGTCTTCGTTTCTTTGCGCATCAATTGATTGTAGTACGTCACGTTGCTGGGCCTGTAAATCCTCCAGTCTTAACTGCCGTTCAATTGCTAAATTGAAACGTTCAAGACCTTCTGCTGTGGTAATGTCTAGATTCTGCACTTCCCGCAGCCGCGCTCCCATTGTTGCCAAAGCCTGATTGCGTAAATCGGCACTAGCTGTACTGTCATTAACCGTGTCAATATATTGCTGATTGGCTGTGACATAAGAATTTACTGCTTTTGTACCTGCCTCAATTCGTTTGTTGTAGGCTTCTTGTTTTTCGTCAACGCCAGTCAGCAGGTTGCTAATTTTTTCCCAGTTCTCAATTAGTGCTTCTAAGGCTAGAATTAACAAACCGATACCGAGTCCAGCAAATGCACCCTTGAGAAATTTTAAGCTACGGCCTAAGCGTCCCACCGCCCGTTGAGTAGACTGAAACTTACGAATCATCATCTGAATGTTGCGAGGCAACAATCCACTAAACAGGTTGGCAAAGTTTCCGAATTCCTTAGAGCTGGCTTTTGCTGCGCCCCGTGCTTTTTCTTTTAACGCATCTACCTCATCACCTACTTCTTTGATGTTCTGTTTTGCGTCCTCAACTTCTGCGACAACTTTCGCTTCTACGTTTATCGGTTTAGCCATTTTCTAGTGTCAGTTTAATTTTGCGCCACAGCTTGCCGTCTAATGAATAGCGACCATACCATTGTTTGTACAGTGGGCTACCCTTATATATACGCTGATTCATTAAATCGATAGTGGGTACAACTCCTCGACCTACGTTATTTATAAAATCTTTCACGTTAGATAAATTTAATGACACTCATTGCCGTTAAGCGTACATGTGCAAAAAAGCGAATGATATGATTAGCCTGACCCGTAATTCTTAAATTCAAAACAGCAGGTCTATTTGCGCCTACAACAATTTGCCAAGAAACACCGTGAACGTTAGTGTGATCGGATTGGTGACTAATTGTATGAAAACTACCTACCTCACCTCCTCCTCCTCGAAATGTTTTCACTGTACCTGTTAGTTTCATAGTGTCTACATCACCAACCGTTCCCGATGTACCGCCTGTTTGCATTGCAACAATGTCAATTTCGGCTGCATAAATCATATTGGGTGCTATCTCTATATCGGTGCCTCCACTTAATAAATTCATGCTAACTGCTTTGTTGCCAGTGGTGGTTTTTTCCATACCAAACTCCATCACATTTACGGTGTAATCTGAAGCAGAAAAACTCTTATTAAAGCTGTCAACGATTGGACTGGGTGTAGGCGTTGCTCCTCCATTCAAGGTATAAGCCGTCTCAAACGATGGTACAGTTGGATTTCCCCCTATAGTTGGGCTGACCGATTTGTAAAAGCAATCTCTATCTACGCTGTCGTATTTGTACCCAAAGCGTTCGCAACACTCTCTGTTTACTATGACCGCTGTTCCGTCTGTGACTGACACAAAATCAACTGTTCCGTCGGAATTGTATGTGTCTGGTCGTTGCGTGCAATCCCAGTCTCCCTGATCAATGACTTTGAGCAGCTTAACTTTACACGGTGTGTTACCACTAACAACGTAATTGCTTACACTTAATACACGCCAGTAGCTGTCATCAATCCAGATTTTATCATTAAACCGTAAATCCCTTACGTCTTGAGGGCTTAGGAATACAGAGCAGTTCATTAAACGTGCGTCCGCATTGTATATGTTATCAATGTAACTAGCCCAGTATTTACGAAACATAAAAAAGAACGGCACGCCATTAACTAATGGGTGCGTGTCATCATCAGGGTAGTCATAACCCCAATTTAAACTTACTGTATCTGCCGCTATTGGTGTCGCGCTGTATGCTGAAAAATAGGGGTACTGCGTAATTGTGTCGCCCTCTATATCAAAATTATACCCATTGCCAATGTCTTGCAGTCTATGGTAGTAAGCTAGGATTGGTTTATTGGTGATTTTTTTTGCACCATTTTCGCTGTTAATCCATTGTCGGCTTACTAAGACATTAGGCACAAGTGATTCTTCTGTCTGTGAGGTTTTACGAATTGCCTGTGTCCTTAGTGGGACAAACACATCTCCAATTTCTTCATCCTCAACTGCAAAGTCGTTCGCGTTTTCATAAATAAATTTACCCTTTACCCAATTCCAGTTACGTTGCCACCACTCGTTTTTGTGGTCTTTACCTTCTGCGTCTGAGTAGATGATCCGTTTCTTTTGTAAACTGGTTGTTGGCTCAATCACCTTGGCTTGACTGACATCTAGTTTTTTTGTCCAATCCTTTTTTACTCCCCCGTTAAAATATTCCACAGCCGTTTCAACTTTTAAAACTTTAGGTGAGTCGATGTCAGGCTCTATAATAATATTAAACTTGTCTACCATCGCTTTAAACCACTCATCTAGAGTAAGCTCAGGCATGTTAGTTGCCATATCAACTACAGCACCCGTTGGATTTTCTGTGTCGTATAAGGGAACGCTAATAAATGAGTTGTCGCCACTGATTGACGTATTGATAATTATATCGCTAGTCGCTTCTGCCCCCGCTTGGAAGTTAACTTGCTGCGAAGCAGTGCATGTCATTTGAAACGTTCCTGTGTAAACGTATCCTGCGTTACTAGCTGCTGGTATTAGAACTTGGTCGCTAAATGACTGCGTATTGCTACTTACATTGAAAGAAAAATAGTAATCATTGGTCTGTGCTGTAGACAAAACAAGCTGCACAGAGAATACAAACGTCCCTTCGAACGGAGCTATAAAGACACCTGTAGTAAATAAATTGTCAGGGTCAAAAAACGGTGCTGATTCGTTGCTCGGTAATAGCGTAACAAGAGCTTGTGGTGTTGCTGCTGGTAACGTGACATTCGACGTAAACCCAACCTTTGCTCCATACAGTGGTCTTGTTGAAACTACGTTTTGCTCAGTTGCCAAGAACATGTACAACTCAGTAAATCTTGTGCTTGTTAATTCAGCACAATATTCAGCAGTGTACCCTGCAAACTTTAAGATTGCATTCATTAAGAATTGCACCCTAATTGCAGGCTTTAAGTGAGCTACTTTAATGTTCCCGTTAGAATTTAGCCCAGTAAAATAACCGCTTGACCCAGATAGATACCAGCCAAACGGATAATTGCCGTAATCAACAAAAGGGTAAACGATTGTGCCATTACCCACCGATCCGTTAGTTATGTCATTATTGACATCCCACGAATCTTTGACGTTACCGACTGTAAGTGCATGGTCTAAATCAACACCGAGGTAGGCGAATAAATCATCAAATGACTTACCGCGTATAGCACGAAAAAAGTCAGCAGTTGTGCCTAATACATTGACGTTGTACTGGTCTTTGTTTACGTTGTTCAGTTGTAGGATACCGACTAAAACTACAATGCCTTCATCAAAAACCTCTACTGTTGTCTCGCTATATGCAGACCATGTGCCTTCTGCAATATTAACTTCGTGGTAATGATTAAAGAACTTGTTGTTTTTTTTAGTACGTGGCAACTTAAAACTCAAACTATGCGGACTGCTCCGTTCTGATAGTTTAGTGTTGTTCTGTATCTCAAAGTTTAACTCAACTCGCGGGTCTTTTAAATCAAGGCTGACCGTATCTGCTCCGTCTTGAGATTTAGCTAATACTTCTGTCATATCGTAGGCTTATAACGTGACTCTTCAATGTTCACTGTGTAGACAATACCCTTGTCGTTAACGCTAGTCTGAAAATCAATGCCTGTGTCTGTCACTACACATCCTCGCCAAGCACTATCATAATACCATAGCACTGTCGGACTGCTCATTAAACTATCAATAACTCTATTAAACTCCTCATCCTCTGCGTCGGTGTTTAACTGCCATGTGTTCGTAGTTTTTACATTGCTTACCTTCAAACCCCCTTCGTATGGTTTGGCCGCATAGTCTATACCTGTTCCGTTTGCGTTATACGAATTACCTGTAACCTCGCGATAGTCCGATCTTTGTATTCGCTGTTTGTGTACGTTGCGTGAATAAAAAGTATAGTAGTCCCAACCCCCTAATTCATTCCACCATGCTAAACGAATAGGAGTGTATTTGCACGCCCCTTTCCGTGTAATCTTGTATTGTGCGCTGGTTTCATTGCCGCTTAGCGTTGTGCTGCTTGCAGTTTGTACCGTATAGTATGACCACCCTGTGTTTGCAGAAGGTTTTAAGTTTGCGTCTGCGCTTTGCGTCTCTAGGTTAGCTGGATAGATACCAAAATACAAAAAGAACTCAAACGCTGAGCTGGCTGAAGATGGCGAAGGGCTGGTTGTAAAGTAACCGCTGTGCAAAGCTGTTCCGTCACTCTCATAGTACGCTACATGGATGTATGCTGGATTGGAATTCCAAGGCGCATTAGTCGTTCCATTGATAAATGCTATAATTCCTTCATCAGTTGGCTGTGCAACTAGTTTCTGTGGATTGTAGACTGACAGCAACTTTGAGGTATTCGAATCAAGAATGTAATTACTCGCGTTCGTTGTGTCATAGTCATTAAACACTGGTGTGAACGTGCCGTTGACCACATAGTCTGTTGTTGTCACCGCTGCCGCTGGGTACTGGGTTGGTTCGTCATTTGCAGTTGCTGCGTACTCATAAAAGAACTTTAAGGTAAAAGCATCCATTGAATTTGGAGCTGTAGTTATTGACCCTATTGCGTGTTTATTATGGTCTTGCGAGACATACGACTGCAAAATGCGTGAGACGTTAAAAACGCCAGAATCAGAACCATTAGGCAGTTGCTTTAATGTCGCGACTGTAACTGAGTTGCGAATCACTTGACATATATACCTAAACTTAGGTTGCGATGTATTCGTGTCCTCTGTTACAACGTAAACAATTTGATCGGCTGTGCCTAGCAAAGTTGGTGTTGGCTCTTGTGTTATTGAGATTGCCATTAAAGTTCTAATTCGATATTAAACTTAAGCGGTAGGCTTTTTTTAAAAAAGTGGTACACATCAGAAGCAAATGCTCTAGCTATTTTGTCTCTGTGCTTATCAAACAATATACGCATTGGTGGACGTATGAATGGGGTTGGCTCAATTCCGTATTTGTAAATATTAGTGGATATGGCGCGTACCAAACTTTTACGCGGAATAAACCTGCCTTTGGCATCTCGTGCGTCTTTGATTGGTTTCACTACAACCCACTTATCAATAGCTGGAATTAGCTTTCCTTTCGGGCCAGTGCCTGATCCAAACTTAAATGGGCTGACTGGCGCTTTCTTATTGTTTACCGCACCCTGCACACCTTGCTCTACGATGTCCCAATAGTCAGCCCCTTCAAATGTAAACGTCAGTGAGAATTGATTCTTTTTTGTTGCGTACTCATAATTCATTGAGTTGCGTAAATTCCCCGAAGCGTTTTTCCCTTCTGCATCAAGGATTGCACGCGCTCGTTTTATGACTGCCTTTGCATATTTATCAAAGGATTTTTGCGTTCTGTACAGGTCTAGCTTATGCAGTTTACCACCTATCTCTATCGTGTATTTAATAGAGGGCATTACACAAATTGGTTGAGCTAGGTAACTTAATGGTAAATGATGCTGACCATCCTGTTAGGCTGTTAGTCATTCGTGCTGCAAATGGTTCACACGACACAGGCATCTCAAAAGACCATTCGGGCGGCACAAAATTGTTGACGTTCGATTGCGCTAGGTGAAACGCTGCGATGACATCCTGCATAATACCAAACGTGTCTGTATAAACCTGCGTTACAAAATCGTGCTGCACCTCAAAGACGACGGTTGCCACAAATACCTCGTATGTATATTCCGTGTGAGTACCTAGGATGTTTGCCTCTGTCACTTGAGCATACAGCAGCGGGAACTTATCGATAGTCAACTTATCTATATCTACCTCATCAATTGAGTGTGTGTAGAATGACTTGAGCTGTTCGTGGTTGTCTGCAATAGACTCAAACACATCGTTTATATCACTTACTGTCTGCATTGATTTTAATTTTGTTAGCCATGTTTTGATCCTTTTCGTAGGCTAAAAATGTAAATGCCTCTTCTATTAATATACGCGAAATGCTTTCCATTCTTAATATGTCGCCATCAGCCAATTGATACATGATAGCATACCATCCCCACTTCTGCGCTACTTTGTCTGTGCTGCCACTACTGGTGAAGAGTGCTGCAAACTTTGCGCTAATTGACCTGCGATACGATAAAAAAAAACCACCGCACCAATTGCTACATCCATCTTGCACTCACCCATTGCATCTACTTTAATTTGACTAGGGTTGTATGTCTCGATTTCATACAGCTTCATCTTCTTTCTGACAATTGGCCTGTACAGTAACGAGAGCATTTCTTGCATGTTTTCGTACATTCCTTTTTCCATGTATGTCTCCATGTCTGCAAACTCTCCAACGGTTAATTCTTGCATGTTTGGAATAAAACCATACTCAACCCCATCCATGACGAACGACTGATGCAAATGGAAGTCTGTTAGTTGTGGTTCACGAAAAAGCCATGTAAGCTCGCGTGTTATCTTATTAAGCTCTTCGACATGTATTCGGTTCACTAAACCTTCTTCAGCTCCGCAGAAGACCTCTAACACCTTTTGTACGGCTTCTGATCCTTTATTGTCTTCCCATGTGTCCAGCATCTTTTTGTACTGCGACACCGTAATGTCTGCATAGCTTTCGGGAATTGTGAGTTTGATTTTCATTGCACAAAGTATTTACCAGTTCGTCTTAATAGCTTGTTTAGGCATACATATCTAACAGCATCGACACAGTGATTCCAATCATCTCGTGGAGTATTTAGCACCTTTCCGTTTTTATCCGTCATCCACTTGTAGTTGCGGAATTCCTTTTGTGCGTCGAGGCTAGTTTCCTTTACATATATCTTCTTACGCCTCATCAAATCTATGCCAATACGTACAGAGTCTGGGCCTTTCTTAGCAGGTTTAATATTGAAATTCATCCTGTGAATCTCCTCAATACTTTTCGGCTCACTGCTGTCTGCTATTATCTCTTCATGACGTGTGATACCCAGCTCCTGCATCTTCTCTGCAATATCACCGTTAGTCAATCCACCACTGTATAGGAACTGCTCAATATATATGGCGTTGTCATACTCATAAACCTTTACTAAGGCTGTAGGATCGTTGGCAAAGCCCCAGTCTAAACCCCACGCTAAGAACTTAGCATGCTCTGGAAGCTCTGTATAAATGTCACTTCGGAAAATAGTCTGCCTGCTTACACCTCGCTCACCTAAACCGTAAACCGTCCAGTAATATTCGTCGGTTTCTTTTAGCCGTTCGATTTCATCAATTGTCTCTTTGTTTAAGAACGGATTATCAAGGTAGGTAGACTTGTAAAACGTAGCATCTTCTCTAGGTATGATGTCATCATATATGTAAGAGTATTCATCACTGGGGTTGTAGTCTAGTATGATGCTTGGGCCTTCTAGCTTGTTTGATGTTCTTAGTGCCAGTTGTCGATACGTCTCCAAATCCAGCTCGTTCGCCTCGTTTGCAAAGAAAAATTGTCGAGTAGCCCCACGAATTTTTTGTGGCTGGTCAATTGAAATAAACTCTATAGTGTTACCAAATAGAGCATAAGTGTTTTCTGTCTTGTTGTGGTTGCGTTCGTCGTACCACCCCTCCCTGTCTAAGATAAACAGGAAGTCACGCATGACCGAAGCACGAAGTGATGGAAAACTCTTACGAACTATGGTGATGAGGTAACCAGCGTTTTGGTTCTCGTAGCACCACTGACATAACACCGTGATGATTGAGAACGTCTTGCCACTACGGGTGCCACCTTGAAAAACTGCTATCCTTGTTTTGCAGTTGATTAGGTCGTAATACGTTTTAGGTTGTTTCACAAGCTATTTAAAAACTCTCTGTGACTATTGAACAGAAACCAATTATCACCTTTTTGATAACCCCGTTTCTTGTAAAAGTAAACAATGTCCCCAATACGATACGCTCCTGAAGCAGGATTGCTGTAAACAACATTAGCAGCGTTTAGCATTTGCTCTAACACGCGCTTAGACCTATTGCAGTCTGCTTTATTCATTCTGTGAGTTTTGTTTCTGTCTGATCGGTATGGTCAAGCACCTCCTTAAACCAACTCGGTTCGCTCATGGTCTCATTAACCGTCACCTCTGTCTCTGTTTGTTTAGGCATAAAGTATGGCATCAAACTACTAAGGGCTTTAAGGTATTTCTCATCACTGTTTTCACGCAGCACTTGAAGTGAGTCTTTGATGTTTTCCATCTCACCCTCCATGACTTCAGAGAAAATTGATCGTGCCTCCTCTGTAACCTTGTTACTCTTTCCTTTGGGCCTTCCTTTACCCTGTGTGTTTCCTTTTTTAAACGGCATTGTATGTTATTCTATGTTATTTTAACATGGCTTCGTAATCCTGTATGCTTTGAAATATCCTGTAAGCCACTTGCGGCACTATGGCGTTTCCGTATCCTTTGATTGATTCTCTTCTCCATTTTGGAAAGGTAATACCGTCCAGTTCTTTGGGAAGCCCATCATCTCCTCCACAAATAGGGGGGACAGTTGGGAACCCGTTCCAAGCGCAGTGTTTATAACGCTCGGTAAATCGCTTGTCCCGTCCCAGTTCTCTGTCTTCCATCGGTTTTGATGGTCGCTCTTGACTGGTGTCGGGAGCATTCCGTGAACTTGTGTTGCAAGGTTGGGCATCGTTGTTCCGTTCGGGTATTTCTCCATCCTCGCTTTGAATTTCTCCAAGTCGTGAACGGGTTCCGAAGTTGTCGGAGTGAGCAACAATCCAAACTCTGTCCCTTCGGTGGGGCGCGCCTGTGGCACAAGCAGGAATAATAAACGATTGGACGGAGTACCCGATAGCTTCCAAGTCAGCGCAACACGTTTCGAAAACCAATCCGTCCGACCAATTAACAAGCCCGCGAACGTTCTCGCCCACGACCCAACGGGGCTTACACTCTCCGACAACTCTAAGCATCTCTGGCCACAAGTGGCGTTCATCTTCTGAGCCTTTTCGTTTTCCTGCAACGCTGAACGGTTGGCAGGGAAACCCTCCTGAGAGTATATCAAGTCTTCCAGAGTAAGCTGTCGCGTTAAAGTCTTTGATGTCTTCGAATTGTTCTGCATTGGGGAAATGGTGTTTGAGGACTTTGCGAGGGAACTCTTCCCACTCGCAATTAAAGAGGTTTGTAAATCCCGCCCATTCAGCGGCTAAATCAAAGCCTCCAATCCCTGAGAATAAACTGCCATGATTCATAGTTGCTTAAATGTCTATCTGTTGCTTAAAGTGTTCGATTACTGATTCAGTCTTCTGCTTGTAGAATGATTTAAACTCACCCTTCTTGCCTTGTGACTCCCATAGCTTAAACAATACACCTCGCAGTCTTTGGCTTTGTGTCTTTGGCTTATCGTAGATGTCTAGCTCTAGGTTGTCTAGTTCGTCTACCTCATCCTGATTCATCTCTTCGGCAGCTCGAAAGTACAACACTCCAAACGTATCGACTAGCTCATCTATTGCCATCACTTCCGTGCTGGTCTTCTCTTGTGTTATGAACCTAACGCTTACCGATCGGTCTTTCCTTCTTTGGTATCCGTCAAGCATTGCTTGCGTTAAGATTCGCATGCCGCATCGTATGCGTGTTCCAACTTCTTAAGCCTTTCCTTAAGGCATCCACCACACCGAGTGAACCGTGCTTTAAGTCTATAGATGTCTCGATACAGTGTGTTTGCTGCCTTTTGTGCGTTTGCATCTAGCGTTCCTTTCCCCCATTGGTCTTTGATTTGTTCTTCCCAAACGGTTTTTTGGTCTGCCGTCATTGTTTTGCCATACGGGAATAACTTGTTCCACTTATCCTTACGAGCTGTGCATCCGCAATCGTCTGTTACTGCTTCGACGACCTTCTTAATACCTGTAGCCTCTGTAATTTTTTCTACCGTATCACCCAGCCCCTTGGATTTTTTCCTTGTTTTTTTGGATGTGGTCTTTGGCTTTTTTGAGACTTTCTTGGATTGTTTTTCTTCCGATTCCTGTTGCATTGGTTAGCGTATTTATACTGTGATTGTGAATGTAATAAACTCTAAATATCTCGGCTTCGAACCAGTTTAAATCATCGAGTAATGAGTCGATCACTTGCAACTGTTCCTTGTGGTTCATGTCTGCGTAGCTGTCTGACATGTTACCCACCGCTCCCATTGGATATTCAAACGTCACGTTCTCCGTCCATTTTTTGTACTTGTAGTAAAACCGTGTAGTCTTTGAAAACGAGCATATTTTAAGCCATCGCAGTACGTACCAGAGCAACTCACCTCGCTCACACATATTAATGTATTTGTCGTCCTCTCTCTCTAAGATACTGACTGCCACGTCATTAACCAAATCATTGCCGTACTTTTCGCCCGTGCAAATATTGGCTATTTGTTTTAATTCGTCATAGTGGTCATTAAAAAACTCTTCAATACAGGTCACAAGTCTTTAGTTAGTTGTTTAAAGTGGCTGGTTAACTCTTTTAACTCAACCGTTGTGAACTTCATTGTACTATTGCTTTTCTGTATCAAACGATCACAAGTGCCTTCACCATAAACTGCGTCTAGTTTACGGCCAAACTCAAATTGTCTACCGCCATTACCCATATTGCAATGTGCGCATTGTGGCATGCAATTCAAGGTTTCTAACTTACCGTCAATTTCTTCGAGATGCCACCTTGTGCTGTACTTCGTTCTAGTTTGAAAGTGTCCAGCTTGCATACCGTCCTTCTCCCAAAACTTCTTCTTGCCACAAGTCCAGCATGATACGTAGCCTGTTGTGTCGGCATACCGTCTTCGGACGTATATAGAATACGCTGCGTCTAAATTTGCTACTGCTCTAGTTCGTTCGCTCACGTTATCTAATATAACGAAAGGGGGAACGCTCCGAGTAGTCCCCCCTCTCTAGCTATAACCAGTAAACCGATGACAATATAATCATAATTCTTTATCCCATCCGTTTTTCTTTGCTAATCGCGTGCCGATTCCTTCGGGTCTAAGTTTAACTTTTTTGTCGCTAATAAATTGCTTTAATGTCAGTGGTTCAATTTTATCGGCCATGCGTTCTGATTCCTCTTGCTGACTTTTCTGGTGATTCTGTTCTAACACTTCTGCTCTAACCTCACCTTCGTAGCGTCTTAAAAATTCTAGAATCTCTGCGGACTTTAAACGCTCAAATAGTTTACCAAACTTACCCATGCGTATCATGTCAAAACACACCTTAAGTTCTTCCAACTTGAGTGTTGGATGCTCTTGCAATATTGCGCGGCAAGTAAACTGCAACTCCTCATCTGTGCTTAATGTTTTAGTGCAGTTCATATCCTTGCACAACTGAGCTACCTGTGAGTAAATCCAACCGCGACATAAATCGGGCATGACCTTTACAGCCTTTTGTATGTTGGTGCCTTCATTCCATGCGTCGTTTGGCTTGATCAAATGTAAATCACCCTTGAGTAATAAATTCGTTTGCGGCCTCAACGCTAAAGTTTTCTCCTTTAAATCCATGATTTGATTTTTTCCATTGTTTCGTGTTGCGTATCCAATTACGAGCAGCAGCTTTCCAATCCTTTAAGGGTTTGCCTTTGCCTTGCACCCAACCATTAGCCGTGTAGTAATCGTAAAAGCTCAAGCTCTCTTTGGCTAACTCACTGTTTGCTGTCGAAGGTAGTATCTCTGCAAAGTATTTCTCTACCTCTTCAAACGAATTTGGGTTTTTCCCACTATAACTTGTTTTTTTAGATTGTTTAGATATATTGTTATTATTCTGTAGACATATTGGCGAGGCTGCATCGACATATTGGCGAGGCTGGGTAGACAAATTGTCTATGCTGGCTGGACATATTGTCCTCTTACGTCCATCGGTCTTTATCTTAATTAACTTTGCCTCGTGCAATCGTTTGATGCTTCGGCTAATTGTGCGCTCACTAACACCATAGTCTTCAGAAATCAATGTGTTCGATTTGAAGAACGTGTGATTATCCCAATTAAACGAATCGATATCAGCCCACAATATTTTGTCGATTGGCTCTAATTTCTTGTTTTCAAGAATTACCCTTGGTATCCAGATCCCTTTAAACTGCCTCATAAATTACTTCAATTTGATAGAAAGTAGTTATTGAAAATTCTTCTGCTTCAGTTACATCTGCCGTCCACTGCAACAATCCCTCCTCATCCAAATAGGCATAAATGTAACGTTCCATCAGTATTTGGTTTCTCCTGTTTTAAAATTTAATTCGAACCTACATCTGTCAAGCGTATGCTCTAACTTCTCACGTTTGCTACATGCAGGCATAGATGCAATTAAACTAAAAAGCAGTCTGCGATAACGTCGCAGCTCAATTATACTTCTCTCGTGAAACCAATCTGCGTCATAATCCATCGGGTACAGTTTTATGCTTTTTAACTTCTTGTAGCTCTACTATCCGATCTACAATCATTTTGGTTAAGCTGATAATATGGACACCTGTGTGATGTTTAATGTCTTCCATCTTGTACAGAAACATGTGTGGTGTATTGTTATAGTACCTGTTGGCAGTCATGTTTGTCCAATTCATTTCCCTATCCATTTTGGAGAATGACTTGTAGTGCATTTCGATAAATGTGCGTAATGTCATTTTTTCTTCTTTTTAGATTTCTTACTTGGTAAGTATTCTTCCCAATAAACTTTGTGATCAGGGTCATGCCTGTACCCTGTCTTAGTTGGATACAAAAACTTTTGTCCATGTTCACCATCTAAAAGGCTATAACCCAGTTGAAACACCAACGTTGATACATTGTCCTTGTTCATGTGCTTTTGCATCTGTGGTTGACGCTTTAACCATGCAAAGAAGTTATGTATGATGTCATTGTACTCGTCCTCGGACGTAGGTCTTGTGATAAATTCGTTCATTAGTACGGGTATTTTTCATCCTGACTAAATGTAGGGGTATCAACCGTGTTCAAGTTGTCGCGCATGTGCAACATGTTCTTAGCCTCAATTTTTATCTGATCCTCTGTTAATTGATTAGCTGAATTAGCAGTCATTTTTAAATACTCTAAAGCCGTTGTAATAGCCCATTGGTTGCTAATCCTTGCGTCTTTCTCCTCCCAGTACCGCTGCTTGTCCTCCTGCTCTTTATTGACCTTAGAGATACGCAAACTAACACCATATGTGTTTTCCGTCTTTGTGTATTCTACTTCGTCTCCTACGCTATACGGAGTTTTATCCGCACCTGTGCTATTGGCCTTGCCTGCAACACCGTCTTCCATTTCTACGAAGTATGGATAGAATGTCTTACCGTCCTTATTCCAAGGATTATCATCGGTGCGCTTAACTGATTTAATAACTGATTTTGTTTTCATCTTACTTGATGTTTAAAGGTTTATAGATTTTGATTAAACCCCATAGGTAGGTTTTAATCTTGTAAATTCTAATTTTAGGCTCAGTTCTAATTTCCAACACTACATTGTCACGTAGTAAATTGTTGAGAATGCTTTGTCGTACAGGCTTGAAACCCATTTCTTTACGCCACTGCAACCACATTTTCATCTCTTGATTATTCATTGATGTCGTAAAATAAAGTGAAATATCCGTACTTCTTTTCGACCATTAAGAGGTGTTCGAAGTCGTCCTTCGGTAGCTTAGATAAGAAATACTTGTCGTATCCCTCCGCACCCTTTGTCCAGCAATACGACTTCCATCCCGCCTCGATATACTTCTCTCGATTCTTATAGAAATCGTATTCGTCAACGGGTGTCCAAATGGACTTGCGATAAGCGGATGCGCTTCGGGTATGGGTCTTACCCGTGACCCAATTCTCTTCTTGACTGTGATTCATTTTGCGTAAGATTGTGTGTTATAACCTAAGTCCTGTTGTACCTGCTTCTGTTCTTTATGGCGACGATTGTATTGCACGCCTCGCAGCTCGGTCATGTCTTCTTGAACTTTGCGACGCATACGAACAATGCTTTCAGGTGTGGCCAACTCTTTCGCAGCTATCATTTGCAACAACTCGTACATCTTGCCTTTTGCCGTGTTCGTGCCTTTTGCCTGCAATTCTGAATTCCAATAGTTTGCAATGAGTTTGCTATCGTCATCACGTAGTGATGGATACCGCTTAAGCAAGTAGATTACCTTGTCCTTTGTCCTGTTTATCTTCATGGTTTTATATTGATTTGATGCAAATATACACAAAATTATTGGATGCTCCAAATCAAATATATGTGCATGAAAAACCCCCACCTCGTTAGGCAGGGGCCAATCAACATGAAAAAAACTAGGTAAGGGAAAACCTACAATGACATCACTACTGTCATATTTTCATACAGCAATTTACTATTTCTTGCGATTCTTACCAAGCACTACCGCGTTTAAAATGCGTGTCAAAATATTTACGATACGATCGTCTTTTTTTGTTTCGGTCAAAGCTGTTAGCGTCCCTGCTGCTACAAGCACAGCATTCAGAATTTCACTCCAGTATTCAGTTAAAAAAATCATTTCTCTTCTATTAAAAATTTATACTTCTCTTTTACATCAAAGCATGGACACGCTTTACGCGCAAAGTCGTTGTGACCATACAATTCTAATTTACCAAAACATACATTCAGCGAGTGCCAAAGCTCTAGCCAACCCATTTCTTGTTCAGCAGTCATTGTATCGGCTGGCTTTTGTGTCTTTGCCGAAATACCACCAACATAGCAGACCCCAATAGATGTTTTGTTTTGACTAGCTGTATGCGCACCTATCTTGTCTACACCTCTTCCTTGGTGTACCGATCCGTCGCGGTAGA